TTAACCATTGTTGAGGCTTGCTCTTTTGTGTAACCAATCTGCTCAAAAGAGTCAATTAAATTATTTTTTAGATATTCAATTTGTGTCATTTAACGGCCTTCTTTCCCTTAGCAACTTGTCGGTTAATTGCAGCCTTAAGAGTATCTTTTTGGACTGGTACGTCAAGCAACGCGGCCTGGTCACTCCAAACTTTTTTTAATTCCTCAATATCAACAATGTTTGCAACTGAGTCAATCCAATCACTTGCCGCCGCTATTTCTTTTTCATCATAAACGCGGGCAATTGGTACAACAATCGGCGCGGCACTTTCTTGGATACGTTGCGCCTTTTGCATTTCCTCACGGCTAGGGCGCGTCTTGCTAGGGTTTTCCAAATTGGTACCTTGGTAATTAGCGTCGGCTAATGCGCGGCCAATTGCGGACGTTAACGCATTTTCTAAGGCTGAGGACTTGTTCACCATGCCGTTGCCAACAATCTCCTCGGCATAATCTTGAGCCTTCAAAATATCGCCGTACCAAATTTGCGCCTGGACTACGTATTGCTTAGGAGCGCCATTGTCGTCACGGTGTATGTCAACAATGTTGGTAATAACTCGCATGTCAGGGTGTTCCGCATGCGCTCGCGCTAAACGGTTTGCAACTGGTTCATAATTATCTAGGTTAAAAGCCATTACGCCACCGCCTTTTCTATTAAATCAAAGCCGCACATTGCAACCTTGTATGCCTTATCGTCAATTTCAATTTCATCTCCAACACTCAAAGACGTATGGGTGCGGGTCGGGGACAATAGCGGCTCAATTACGTTCCAAAGATTGCCGCGCTGTATGTTGGTCTGCGCGTAAACAACTTCTAGGAACATATCAAGGTTGTCCTCAGTAATTGCAAAATCTGCTTCAAACTCAACCGCACTTATGTAACGGTTGGATTCTGGGTCGTTGCCAAACGCTTTCCAGGTAATTTTAATTTTGGTAGTCATTAGGCGGCCACCGCCTTTTTTACGCAAATTTCAGAGCAATAACTTTCAGGAGTTTTTTCGCCTTTTACGGTTTTGTAATAGGTACTCATGCCATGGTAAAAATCAGCAGTATTACCGCATAAATCGCAAACAAAAATTAACTTAACGCGGTCTGCAATCCTGGCGCCATTTTGGTCAACTAATTTGTAACTCATTTACTTGCCTTTCTGTTGGGGCTGCGTCGCAACCTGTTAAAGCAAGACTAAGGCAAGAGGTTACGGTTTACAAGCATTTGACCATGTGATAAACGTCACAAAAATAATTGCCCAATAGACTTGCTTTCGTAACCAGTTATGGTATTCTTTACTTACTAGGGCAACAAGGCCCCATAACAAGAAAGGCAAAATAATGAACGTTACACAGTTACCAGGTGACACCCATATTGTTACCTTAAAGCCAGTTAGTTACGTAGCAAGAGAATTTTTTGGAGATATACGCCTTGAAGTACGTGACGCTGAGGGTAATGAAATACGCATTAGTTTTGAAAGCAAACAGGCTTACGGCATGTTTTTAGACAACTTATGTAATGCACAGGAAGGGAATTAATAATGAACGTATTTGAACTAGCCTGGTATTTTGAAGGCGAAACCGCTGCAAAAGATGTAAAGTTTGCCACAATTTTTGCGACCAGCATGGAGGCCGCAAAAGAAACTTGGTTGGCCACTGAGCCTAAAGCCAAATTTTTAGACGCGCTGAGCAAAAACCTTAACGCGTAACCAGTTACCCCTGCTACGGCAGGGGTTTCTGCTGCCCTCTTGTATTGACCGTAACTTGCTTTATGATGAGGTCATGAGCGCCTCAATTCAAATAAGCATGCACCAAGTCTGGGTAGAGATTAACTCCACCGCAGACCACCCTGACGCCTTGCATGACATGACGGCGCGAGCGCAAGAGGCTTTAACGTTTGCAATAGGACTCGCAAAAGACAATAACATTGACATTACAACTAAAAATGTTTGGGTTGACGACGATATAGACGATTAGCCTCTAGCGACTTGAAGGCTTCCAAAAGTTTCTTGACCTTGTTTCTTTTTAAGGTGCTTTATGTTATTAGCCACGATACCAACTTTATTTGAAGGCATAAGTGCAGCCAAAATATCTGACTCCTCTTGGTCGTAATAACCAGCCTCAACTAAAGAATCCATTGACGGAAAGACCTCCGCATGCCTATCTAACTTTTTATTAACTAGGTGGTCTTGCTTGCCACCCATTGAATAAATTAAAACTAAGTTTTGCGGCAATTGAAATTTTTTTGTCATTTCAACTTCTTTTGTATAGGCGTAAAAGAAAACGTCTGGGGTTTGCTCTATAACTTGCAACCATTGTTTGAAATAGTTACGGGTAAAAAAGTCTCCTGAGTCGTGAATACGGACTGCCTTGCCACCCCAATTAAGCCAATTCAATTGAAACTCAGTTAATGAGGACTGGTTTAACAAGTCGTAATAGCGGGCCTTGGTTTGAGTTGGCCTGTATCTTTTAGAACGTAACTCCATAACCATTTCATTGACCCAGTCACCCATGACAAATTCAAGGTTTCTTTTGTGAGCCGCTTTAACGTTAGAAAAGTTGTAAGTTCCAGAACGGGCATAACATAACTGAGCGCACGCCCCTGCATTAGGACAAACTAAAACGTTTAATCCATTATCAAGTTTTGCTGCAAGCGCGGGAAGTGTCCACGTGAATATACCGTCCGCTCTTAACTCGCTGTTACCATTTGTCAAATGATATTTCATTTTGAACCTCCCCAACCTCCGCCGCGAAATACGGCTGCAAAAGTAGAAAATTTACGGGCCGCGTCTTTACCGCATGCCTGGCAGACAATTGCTGGAGCAGCGCCTTGGTGAATTGAAAATTCATATTCCGCCACAGTGTTGCAGTTTGAACATTGATATTCATAGACCGCCATTAGTCCAACCAAACCTTGTAACTTGCCGTCACGCGACCTTTATTTGGGTCAATGAAATGCAACCGCTGTGAAGGTGTTGCGCTTGCTGCCAGGTTTACACCCGCGTATCGGTTATCGGACTCAGTTGAGCCAGTTTGATAAACGGAACCTAATCCGTTGGCCATAGCCCATTCTGCGTGAGTGTGATAATGCCCAATATAAACGTCTCTAAATTCCCACGGATACGAGCCGCTTCGCCAACGGTTAGCGTGCTGCACAATTGCGCCTGGACTAGCAAAACCATTACGACCAACCTCGTCACCGTGAATTAAAAGCGCTCGGTAATTGCCAATAACTACACGTTGAATATCCTCAGGACAATCCTGCCAGGTAAGACGCTTTTCATTTTGTAATAATTGTTTAGCCAACTCGTAACACATACGGTCAAAGTTATCTGAGCGCGGGACGTTATCTCGCTTGCTACCTATGCGGCCATGGTTTCCCCATTCGGGTACCACAGTTACGGTTTCAAAATTAGTTAAGGCATATCGCACTACGTCCACGCATAGTCTGGAGACGTTTACGTATTGCTCAAAAAGAGTTGAGTCAATCTCAAACGCTTGTCCAGGAAAATTGAATAGACCTTCAATCATGTCGCCGCCAAACATGATTACGCAATCTTTAACAGGGTGGTCTGCTCTTTGAATTTCTGTAATCTTGACCGCTTTTTCCATGTACTGCATTACGCGTTGTTCCATAATTTTTGAGTCATAGGACGTAGTGCGCTTAGCACCTTGCCAGTCCGTCATGTGCATAAGTGCAACTTCTCCAGTTTTTTTGCCTTTTACTGGAGTCGGTGCATTAACTGGGTTAATTGGCCCCGCGCTGAGAGTTGCGTCGTATGCCGCGTTATGAGTTGCTTCTACTAAATCGTCAACTTTTTGTTTGGTTTCCATGAGTTTTTTTTGAGTCCGCATGAGCGCTTTACGCAATTCAATAATGTCATTAGACTCAATGCCTTCTGGAAGTTCAGAAAAATGTTTGTCAAGACCCATTGAGTATCTCCCTAGCGTGTTGTATGTAACCGACTTTGTCGTCCCAGGAATCTTGATAAAACGGATTGGCTATGCAGCGAACTGATTTAAGACCGTCCATCATTAAAGCAACTACGTGTGGTTGAATATCAGGGATATTTAATAAGGCTCCCCAAATACGCCCAATTGTCATAAAATTTTGCTCAGCGTCACCATAGATTTCTTGACGGTGGTCAAGAATATCTTTTATTTTTTCTGACACTTACAACTGCCTGACCTGTGACCTTGTATTGCCTCGTTGCTAGTTTTGTAACCTTCTGAGCGAAGCGCTCGCAAAATAATACGTTGCGAATAACCTTTGTCCCAGGCCGCCTGGAGAGCCTCTTGCTCATCTTTAGGCATAGCGTCAACCATTACTTGATAAACGCATTTAGTGCCGTTTACGGTTTCGCTTATTTGTTCTATTTTATCTGCTAGTCCCATGTTGCCCCCTTTACGGGAAAGCGTACCAGCAACTTCACGCCAACGTGTTCTACGACACGCGTTAAATAATTCCTATATTTTCAAACTCGTCAATGGCGTCGTCAATATCTCTGGCCAACGGAACAATGCTTGTAAGTAATGTGTCCATTTTTAATGCCTACAACTTGAGCGGGATACTTCCCCTTACCCCGCTCAAGCAATAGCGCTATTTAGTTTTAGCGACAGGCTTCTTTTTAATAGGAGCCTTAGCCACTTTATTTAATTCAATTTCAACAACGTCAGCGACCTTGCCGAAAGACGCGTCTTTTGGATTGGCGGCACGTAGGGCAACTGGTAATACGGCGCTGA